ATGGTGCCACCACCGCCGTTCAGCCCCGACAAACGCAGCCCAAGCAACCGTTTAAGATTTACCGACATGATTTAGGGCTCAAAATTGTAAGTGGCACTGTCGCTGACCACTTCCCACTGGTCGGTCATCCACTCGATAACCACGCGTCCACGGGACTGAATTGAAAGGTACTTCCCTGCTCCGCCTTCACCGATGATCTGTGAGCCGTTCGGCTCTAGTCGAATCTCGTAGTTCGCAACCCGCTGGGCGATGAACCAGAGACCCTCCGCCCCCGCAGGCAGCTGCCAGACCTGCATGTTGGACCCTGTTCGGTTCGTGTGAACGGTGGAAACATCTCCGCTGGTCAGCGTAAAGCCTGCGGCATGGTGAACGACCGGGTACTCGTACAGTTCCTGGGTCATCTCGTTGATGTCGTCCATCCAGTCGCGGATCACCTGACCGCCAGAGCGGAGCTTGCTGCCGGTGCCGTCGCCAGGCGCAGAGCCAAGATTCAGGTCGGCGGGGACAAGAGGTATGCGTGCCATAAAGCCTCCAACCGGCTGGGGCCGGTCAATCGAGATTGATAAAAAAGAAACCCATTACGCTGCGTCCCACGTCACGGTGGAACTGTCGAAGAACACTGTGGTGCTGTCAAAGGTTGGAGCGGTGCTCGGCGGGGGAACAACTGCAGCTGCCCCTTCACTACAGGCTATGGCCACTTGGGCCTGCGGCACGCCAGTCCCTGCCCTGGGAAGAAGCGCCCGGAACTCCATCTCGACAGGCAGGCCGGTGGCAACCGCATCCCCAATAGACCCAGTGTTGAACTTGCAGCGCGGGAACAGGAAAGTCAGGTATTCCGCGTTGTCAGCGCCGTCCATACGAACCAAAAGCCGCGCCTCAGACTCGTTCAGAAAGATGTCGTAAAGAAGCTCGTCCTCAAACAGAACGGTCAGCTTCCCGGTGACCATCTGCGCGTTTCCCCACACCACATCAGCCAGCGTGTTGCGGCCGACAACGGGGGCGCCATCCAGCTGGTTGTCTATCGTGAAGTTCATCTCGGTAGCAACCGCCAGCTTCCGTATGGTGGCTCCAGACGTGAGGTATAGCACGCCATTGGCTGCTGCGAGCACCGACGTGGTTTCTGCTGCCGAGTAAGGGAAAGGTGAGCTGGCAGATGTCGCGGACAGGCCCCACGCGTCCTTGCCAAGGAAGTTCCAGGTAGCTGTCGCGAGGCCAGTCGGGGGCATGGATACCGCGCAGCTGTTGACGCGCAGGCCGTAGAACACTTGAAACTGGTCAATGTCGTCGTAGGCCCGCTCCATCGTGAAGGAAACGCGCTCAGAGCCCGTGGTCACACTCGATGAGTGCCCGACGATTTCGGCGCTGGTCGTCTGTGCCAGCAGGTCTCTATCCACGGTAATTGTCAACCCATCCGTGGACATGCCAACAATCGTCGTCAACCCCGCGTTGAGGCCGCCGATTATGTTGATCCGGTCCCCGACATAGAAACCCAGCGAAGCGTAGGACGTCCCCGTCTTTGTGATGGTGTTCGTAGGCGCCGCTGCGAATATCTGCGACACTGCCCCTGTTGTTACAGTAGAGCGGTCGATCCAACCTGAGCGGCCCAGCAGTGCCGCCCAAAACGCACTGTAGCTGACGTCAGACAGCTCCGTTTCCACGTCGCCAGATGCCCGCCTGACACCGTGGCGAGAATCCGCGAGCATTCGATCAGAGCGAACCTCTTCTGAGTCGTAAGACTCTTTGGTAAGGCCGAGCCCTGCCGCGCTCTTACGACGAAAGGTCGTGAAGGCAACCCCCGTCTCAGGTGTGCCCGGCACCGTCTCAGCGACGTAGCCCAAGGATGCGCGTGAACCGGTTGCTAGACTCATTTCGCTGTCTTCCCTGGCTTGGCCTTCGGCGCCTTTTCCTTCCCATCCGCCTTTGGCTCAGGCTTCGGAGCGGTAGACGGGTGGATAGGCGGGAGCTTAAGGTCTGCGACCTGCGGTGGCAAGTTCGCCGATGCCCGCAGCGAATTGATGAGCGGCTTGTCAATATCGCCGAGCACACCGGAATCGGTCAGGTTCTTGACGTAGGCGCCCAGCGCCTCGATGGACGGGGAGTCGACGTCCTCGTGTCGGATGGTCGGCATATGCTTGATGTTGAAGCCGTTCACTTCCCACAACGTCGACAGGCAGCGCCGCTGCAGCTGCTCCTGGATGGCATCCAAGTGAGCGCCAAGTGACGCCTGAAACATATCAGTCTTGTTATCGCTGAGCGCGAAGCTGCCAACAGTGCGCTGGCCCAGCAGGATAAAGTCTGCCAGCACAGTCGTCGCCATCGCCATGTTGTAGCGGTTGATGATGCCGGTGGTGTCGAACTGCCGCGTGCCGCCCGTGCCCAGCAAGGCGAGCTCCACGCGCAGCTCGCCATGCTCATCGCGATCTGACGGCAGCAAGATGCCCTCGTTCTCGTCACGGACGATACTAGTGACCAGATCCTTGTACGCCGCGAGTACGGCTTTGGTCTCGTCCTCTGCATCTGCCTTCATGTAGGCAGACGGAACCCGCAGCACGGGCAGGCCGGCCAGATCGCGCTCCGCGCCGATTGCTTCGATTGCCTCGAGGCGTTCCTTGAAGTAGTACGACCGGTAGGCGTTGCGCAACAGGCTACGGCCTTCAGGGTTGTTGGACACCGCTTCCGTGCGGAACAGTAGCAGGCGCGAGCGGTCGATGTAGCAGCGGTGGCCTTCAGCAGTCATCTGCCAGAGGCCGCGGATGTCCCCGGTCTCTGTGAAGTCCCACTTCTCGATCGAGCACTGCGCCCTGAGCGCCAGCTTGCGGATGCCGATCCGGCCGTCGTTGTAGCGGCTGTTGTAGCGCGGATCTTTCTCTTCCATGCCACGACGAACCTTGAAGATCATCTCCATCGGGGCGAAGCCGTAGACGAAGAACGTCGACACTTCGCTCATAAAGTCCGTCCAGGCGTTCTCCATGTCGATGAACAGGCACTGGTGTACGAAATCAGCGAGCTCCTTGGCCTTCGCGCTGTCGTTGGCAGGCTCTATAACCCACTTGACCTGCCGGATCAGCGTGGAGAAGGCTGTAATGATGGAGCCACATATCGCGTCGTTCCACGACATCTGCTTGTAGATCTTGTTCGCCCGTGGCCCGCACAGGTCGCGCAGAAACTCTTCGTGAACGTAGCCGCCCATGCGGCGCAGGCCAGAGTCGCCTATGGACAGCAGCGGCGATACGTTCTGGCTCTCCGACAGCGAGCTGGCCGGAGCGGCGTCGACGTACCCGTCTTTGTCAGTGTCTGGCTTGGTTGGGTTTTTCACATGGGCCTACTGGGATATCTGCCACGGGCTGCGTGCACGGGATCCGATCGTGATCGGTACAACAGTATGCATGCGATCGCGGACGTTGAGGAGTAGTTCTGACAACGCCCACACGGCGGCGTCGCCCCTGTCTGGTGAACCCTCGCGGGCGTAGCCCGTCGGCGTGAACGCCGTAAGCTGCTCCTCGAGGTCTGGCAAGTGACCTACGTGCTTGATCCGCCCCTGCTGGTAGAGCATACAGATCGGCTCGGCCCGCACCGTCTTGCCCTTCGACGCGTGCACCAGTCGCACAGGGACGTTCGGGTCGACATTGCGAATGACGGACTCCACCATGTCCCCGCCGAAGTTCTTCTCGGCAATGATGCAGTCGGCGTTCAGGCTGTGGTAGACGTCAACCGCCCGCCGCGCCCACGTCTCTGGCGTCGCCCGGACGCTGTAGTCGCCGATCACATAAGCGTCGGTCATGGGGTCTTCGGGGTGGTCAACGCCGGCTGCAATGATCCCCGTGTAGTTCGCTTCCTTCCGATGCGAGCCAGCCGGATCCACCCCGACCACGATGCGCTCAAGCGTCGGTGCGTCATCAACGTGACGAATATCCTCGTGCTTCAGGAAGGCGTCGTCGAAGTTCTCGAGAATCTGCGCCAGCAGCTCCTGAGCGCCCAGCCTGGTGCCCTCGTACCGCCGCTTCAGGTCTTCGAAGAAGCTGGCCGGCAGGTTGGCCGAGTTCTCATACGTGGTTCCGCGTACCACA